AAACTCGCCCGGATCACCAGTTGCCACAAACTCTACTGTGCGTTGTTCACCCTTGGCAGCAGCCATTACACTCTGCACCGCACGACTCCAAATAAGCTTATAGACCTTGCGATCTACGGCGTTCCAGTCCTCACCCTGGGGAAGCTCGGCGCGCTCAACATGCGTGGGGCGGATGGCTTCATGGGCCTCCTGCGCTCCAGGCTTGGCCTTGATCTGGGTGGCCTGGGGCTTTGATTTCTTCACGGCAACTGCATACTCTTCACCAAACGTTTTGCGAACCCACGCTGCAGCCATTGCCGCTGCCTCCTCCGATAAGACGGGCGAATCTGTGCGCATGTAGGTGATATGACCAGCCTCATAGAGACGTTGGGCGATCTGCATGGTGCGCTTCGGCTGCAGGCTCATGGATGCGGATGCCTCCTGCTGCAGTGTGCTCGTGATCAGCGGCTTGGGGGGATACTCTGTAGTGGGCTTGGTCACGGCTGACGTGATTTTGCCCGGTGTATCCGCGTGAATATTCTCCAGATAGTTCGTCGCAGATTCCTGATCCTCTAGCTCCTCCGTCATGGTGGCCACGAAGGGCGCGCCTCCCGTCCAGGTCCCCTTAACTCTCCAGGCCGTGCTGACAGTATGCTGCCCAATCGCCTTCTCCTGATCCACGAGTAAACGCAGAGCCGGTGTTTGGCAGCGTCCTGCCGATAGTGCCGGCCCCACATACTTCCACAGAAGCGGCGAAATCGTAAAGCCCACCATCATATCCAAAACCGCCCGCGCCTGTTGGGCATGCACGCGGTTCATATCAAGTCTGCGGGGGGCTGCCACGGCTGCTCGGACAGCGGATTCAGTGATTTCCCGAAAGACTGCGCGAGGCGTCGTGGCCGGATTGAGTTTCAGAAGTTGGGCAACAGAATAGGAAATGGCCTCGCCTTCCCGATCATCGTCCGAGGCCAGATAAATCATGGTAGCTGCCGCCGCGGCCTCCTTGATCTGGGCAATAGCCTTTGCCTTCTCCCGAATCCACTGGAATCGCGGCTCGAAATCACGGTCCAGTCCCACTGCCCCCAGATCCTCTTCCAAACTTCGGATATGCCCCATGGTTGCTATGACTCGCCATCCAGGCCCCAGATATCCCTGGATTTTCTGACACTTTGCAGGGGATTCTACAATTAAGAGAGATGACATGTGCCTACATAGTTGGTGGGTTTGTTAAGCAATTTTACCTACTGGATAATAGGATGGAAGAGCTTCCATGTTATTGTATAAATCTGGACGACCGGCCCGAGCGCTGGGAAGAAACCAAGGCCCTTTTTGAAGAAACCGGCATTGTTCCCAAGCGTTTTTCCGGTATACGGCACTCTGAAGGATGGCGGGGGTGTGGGGCATCTCATGTGGCGATAGCCCGTGAAGCCATGCGTAAAGGTCTTCCCTGGGTTCTGATCTTAGAGGACGACTGCGATCCCGTTGCGGATTTTACGGATCGTTGGCCCGCCGTGAAGGAGGCCCTGTGGAACGAGCGCGACTCCTGGGACATGTTTCTCGGCGGTCCAACGTTTATTCAGGGGCCTGTAGAGCCTTTAGGTACTCTCACGCGTATACAGGGTGCCTATGCACTCCATTTCTATGTTCTCCGTGCATCAGCCTATGAGAAGGCTCTTGCATGGAATCCAGATCGTCATGGCCCAATAGATGTATATTACTCCGATCAGTTTCGGATAGTCACTACCACGCCCCTACTCGCCGTGCAGCGGAAATCACTCTCAGATAATGAGGAGGAGGAAGTCGACTACGGACATCTCTTCCGCCAATCGGAAAAGGTGCTGGAGCAGCTCCTATATTCTGCTAGGACGCGCGAGGGAACGATCGGACTTCTTGTAGTTAGCGCAGTGATTCTTTGCCTTATGTGGTTTAGGAAGCGGCGTTAATATGCGAACATCATACCACCACGGCCACCGTAGACACGAAAGATATTATAGGTCTCTGCCCAGGCATAGACCAAGTAGCGCGGGACAGCCGCTGCATCAACATAACCTGCGAACGGATTGAGATCCATTCGCAAGTTAATGCCGACAACCTTGTCAAGATTCGCCTCTCCACAGGGTTGGCTCGGAGGCAGAGAACCCGCCTCATAGGCGAACGGCAGATTATAGAAATACCGATTGACCCACGGCGTCTTTTTGAGCGGCATGAAGCTGCGGAAAACAGAGGGCGTTGTAGTACTGTAGCGGAAGAGCTTGCCTTCATAGATCAAATCCACGGCACGAATAGGCTCGGAGTTTCTGTAGACGAATCCGGGTGTCAGCTCCTTATAGACGCGAGTATCTATCTGGCTGGCATTCGGCCACCAAGGCGTCGTCGTCCCCACACCAGAAAGATCTCTCGTCGCCAGAAAGGGCGCATTGAAATACGGGGCCTCGTAGCGCTGTAAATAGAAAAAGAGGTTGCGCGTGGGATTAGCGACCTTAAGGAAACAGTTGGCCTGTGGAGTCCCCTTCGTATCTACCGGATCAAATGCATAGTGTTGGAGAACAGGAACCTGAATATCCGCCAGACGAAATCTGTTCGCCTCGGGCTTGTCCAGATAGATGTATTCGGCCATGATGTATGTTTCGCCGAGAACTTGGAGAAGCTGCGTGGTCGGCATGGCGATTCCAGGAACTGGGCTAGCCTTCACCGATTGCGTCGGATTTCCATTGAGACCCGAGATATCCGTCCCAGCCGGATCGGCATAATAGAAGTTCGATTGCCCTATAGGGAAATAGGCTTCGCCACCCGCTGGCGGGGCCCTGAGGGTGGCCGTGCTTTGCTGGGCAGTGCTGACAAAGAGTGTTGTAGGGGTATTAAATCTTATACTGAGTTTCACGGGATCGGCCTGGAGAGCATCTATCGGCAAAAATGTTCCCGCGTCGCCCGAGCTGAACCAGAAGGGGAGGGGCGTCACGGCCTCCACAGGAGTTCCAGTAGAGCCCTTCGCGCCCGGTTGAAAGTTAGAGGAATCACGGGGGAGAAGTTTATCCATCAGACTCACTTTTTCCAGAGGCGTATAGAAGTCGTCCAGGACCTCTAAAAGCCGCCCGTCAATCTGTTCTACCCGCGTGCCTCCAATATCTATAGAGGCGTTTTGAAGGAGTGCGTGTCCGAGAGAGTTCGTCCAGCCAAAGGTGGGTCCCGCGAATGTCTTGCTATTTGCCGTGCACCATTCTTTGGCGGCTATCTGGGGTCCCGCAATATCCGGCATAGTTGTCACAAGATACAGGCGGGAAATGAGATGGCCCTTACGGGGTAGGGTGATTACAGATGTATTGCCGAGCGTCGGAAGCGTATCGAAATCCAGACGTGTCCATTGTGTCGTGAAGCGGCCTGCACGAATAAAGACTTTCAGAAAAAAACCGGTGTTGGGTTGGCCCTTTTGACAGATCAATCTGGCATCTTGTATTCCTCCGTAGATAACTCGCAGCAGGGCGGCCACCATCTCTTAAAAGGTGAGAGTGTCTATTTAGGCATTTAATGATGCGGCCAATAACCTCCGTAGCTCACTTGGTAGGGCAACTGGTGGCTACTCACTATTCGGGCCTCTATCGCGGCGATTGCTTCCGCGTCATGTGTCATGCCCTGTGGAAGCAGATGGTTCGTCATACCCTTTATAGCGACATTCGGTCTCAGACTGTGATAGGAGACCATGATCTGTTCGCGGCACTGAGGGCACTTGCGCTGACTTGGCTGGACCGAGGCATAATACATAGGGGCGATGCAGGTCTTGCAGAAGCTGTGGCCGCAGGGGAGTGTCACCGGATCCGAGCATTCGCCTGCTAGTCCGAGATGGATAGCGCACTTGAGCTCCTTGTAGAGTGCGGCATTGTCATCACCCTCTTGTGCCTGGATGAGCTGATAAATGCGCCAGCGAATCCCGCCGAAGCCGCCGGCGCCTGGCACGGCCTTGATAATCTCTGCTGCCTTGATCATAAGAGTCAAGGCAGCAGACAGTTTCTCCTCCTCGGAGCCTGGGGCGGCCGCGGCAATCTGGTCGCAGAGGCTAGTAAGCTGTTGATGAGTATCCATGTGTGTAACTGAAAAATATATAGCCCGCTGCTTCAATTTTTTTAGGCCTTCTGCAGTGCAAAGGGGAAGTCCGTTACCTTGTATGTAGTTGCTGAGAAGGGTGTGTCAGACTCACGCCCTGCAGCCATCTCTATCCAGTCGACGGGTGCAGTCCAGAACCCCTTGACCCAGTCCTCTTCCCAGCTCTTGACCACGACCTTCGCCTTGGGTGCGGGCTTTCCGTCAGCTGTTGCTTGGCTCTCAACATCCTTCTCAATCTTCATCTTGGCCTTGTAGGGGACGCCGCCGCACTTGTTTATTAGCCTCTTGGCATAGGGGCTGTCAGCGGGACACTCCAGATAACCGCTCCAGGTGGTAAAGGGAGGGATAGATGGGACAGTAATCTTCTTAGTCTCCTTGTCCTCCACATACTGAAAGTAATAGATGCCAGGAATCTTAGATTGGTCCATGATGTTCGTATGAGCTGCCATAGGTCGTTTAGGCTGTCAATTTTATTTTGGTGGGGATGCGTATCTTTAATGGTTTCGTATCTTCGTCTACGTCTATACCTGCGCGCATTTGTTCAAGGACGCTCATGGCGGGTCGTTCTGGCTTCGGTTCTGGCTTTGATTCCTTCTGTTTATATCTCCAAGCAGCAAAGGCTCCCGCTGCAAAGCAGCATAAGATCAGTATTACATTTATAGGGACGAATACATAGATGAGTATATTACTGTCTGAAGAGGGGGCAATATTCGTTACGGGGGCATATATTTCTGTGATTGTTATGTTTTGTGTATTGGGCACCAGAAGAAGCTTAATAGGGAATGTGCTAGTGGACGAGGGGGTTTGACTGGGGGTCGGTGTTTGAGAGGGGGTAGACGTTGCTGATGCGCTGGGGGGGGCGGAAAGAGTTGGGGCTGCAGTGAAGCTTGGGGATGTGGAAAAGCTTGTAGGGGAGAAGCTAGGGTATGCTGAAATGCTAGGTAGTGGGGAGAAGCTTGGGTATGCTGAAATGCTAGGAGGGGGGGAAAAGGTGAGAAGAGCTGAGAAGCTTGGGGGCGCTGAAAAGGTAAGAAGAGCTGAGAAGCTTGGGGGCGCTGAAAGGGTAAGAGGTGGGGAGAAGCTTGAAAGTGGGGAGAAGCTTGGGTATGCTGAAAAGGTGAGGAGAGCTGAGAAGCTTGGGGGCGCTGAAAAGGTGGGGGCAGAAGTTGCAGTTGCAGATGTAGTCGCAGTCGAAGTTGCAGATGCAGTCGCTGTAGCAGTAGCAGTAGCAGTTGCTGTAGCAGTTGCTGTAGCTGTAGCAGTAGCAGTAGCAGTAGCTGTCGCAGTAGCTGTAGCAGATGCAGTAGCAGTAGCTGTGGCCGCCCCTCCAGCAGCGATCACATCTGCAACCTGGGCCACACTAACATTCTGCGCAACTGAACTAAGAGAGGAAATAGTCCCCGCAGCATAATACCATGTGATAGACGCCGATGCATTCATTGTCACGTTTCCAATAGCCAGAACAGCAGCATAAGAACCGTCAGTCCCACCCCCAGTAGAAGGGGCCAGGGTCAGCGGATATGTGCCATACGCATTTGCAAAAGAGCAACATAACGCATAGGCCGTCATAACACCCGGTGTCTCTGAATAGAACAGCACACCCTCAGTAGGGTTGAAAATCATAATAGCATGCGAGGTCTGACTGGCAGATGTAATAGGTACAAAGCCAGATCCATTAATATTTCCGCGCGTCTTTGTATTCACATCGGTGTTTCCAACAAAGTCGTCGCGGGTCCCCGTCCACACAATCACATTCTGTAAAGATGCCGTCGAGTTATTAATAACGCGTGTAATAATCTTTACGAATCGGTCGTTTGCTCCCAGCGAAAAGATATTCTGCATGGTAATACGCTGCCCCGAGACAGTAAATAAGCGTGATGCTACAATGATCCCGTGTCCGACGGTTTTTGTCGTATCACTACTGTCAACAATGAAACCAGAATAGTCTGTCGTGCTTGCCGAAGCAGTAAGAGAATAGAGATCTACCACGTTCGCCCCGCTCCAGTTCGGCGAACCAGTACCAGTTCCTATAGCGGTATCAAGAGGATAGCTCGAAAAGGTCAGTTTGTACCATGCCGAGGTGATTTCAGAGTAATACCACGGCTGTTGGAAGAGTCCCCAGGCATTCACCGAGTTTTCTGCGCCCGTTCCGAACCGCATATAGTGATTCGCGAATACGCAGGAGGATGCCGTGCATCCTGTTCCACCAACGAGATCCTGAGCGGCCGCACCGATTGCAAGCAATAGGCCAAGAAGCATTTCTAATGTATGGGTAGAATGCCCGAGGCGGCAATACCCAAAATCATTCATCAAATCTGGCTCGGAACAAACGCAGAACCTACTGAGTGGATAGCGACCGTCAAGGACTTTGCCAACGAATACGGCTACGAATACAAACTCTGGACGGAAAAGAACATTAAGAGCCTCGACTGGAATCTCGTTCCGGGGCTGAAAAAGGAATACGCAAAGTTCGCCAAGGAAATCGCGGGGCGCGCGGATATCGTCCGTCTCCTGGCTCTCTACGAGTTCGGTGGGCTCTATATAGACGCGGATTCCGTCGTCATGAAGCCGGCCAAGTTCGCCCGCTTTCTGGAGAAGAACAAGGCCTCCGTCTTTTTCGGCTGGCAGGATCTCACTCCCGCTATTACGCGGAAAATCGGCGATCTCGGCCCCGAACTCCGAGGCACTAAGCGGCTCGTCATGAACGGGACGTTCGCATCTAGCCCGAAGCACCCTTTTCTCGACAAACTCTTTGAGAATATTGTCGAGAACTCTAATCGTGAAGACGGGGCGGATGCATGGCGGCGCGTGGGACCTCTGCTCGTTTCCCGTGTCTATAAGCGCTATAAAAAGGACTTCCCCGATGTCCATGTGTATCCTATGAAGTATTTCTATCCGGTGCATTGGGGTGGGATAAAGGATCCCGAGCTCCATAAGAAGGTGAAGATTCCCGCGGAGAGTATGCTGTTCCAATACGGCTACAGCACGAATAAGTTCCACAAGTTCTTCAATCGGCGGCGGGATACGCGGAAAGCTTAACGACGCCCACCCTTCTGCGCACCTTTAACGGGACTGAGGAAAAAGGCATAATAGGGATAATAGAGAGCACTGAACATGAAAGAAAGAATGGCGTATACTACCGTCATTGATCCCGAAGTTCCAATAGACAGATTGTAGTTATAGGAGAGGGAGGCAGCCCCCGCGCTGAACAGGACAATGTAGGCCAGGTAGAATAAGATGATTACAAGGGATGCTGCAAGAAGTTGAGCTCCATCCGCATTTGATCCGCTGAATCCCTCGTGACCACTCACTGCCGCTGCGACATTTGTCACATAGTTTTGAAAGCCTGCGCGTTGCATTCTAGTGGGGAGCCAGATTAATCCTCGAACATGGCATTCGCCAGGCCATTCTCGAATCGCATCCAGTTGATTGCGATACAGAAGACCTTGACCTCCCATGATCCATCCAGAACTCCTCCAGGGGGTTTCACGTCGAGAGTGAGTCGCAGAGAGTTCAGACGGCTCGCATTCAGTGAGCCCGATGGCTGATGTTCGCCAGGAGTACGGGCAAATGGATATCCGTAGATAAAGTTCTTATACGCGGCCATGCCTCCCTTGTGTGCCCCCGAGATCAGTTGCCGGTAATACTGTTCATCGGCATCACAGAGAGTTATGCCGTTCGCCTGAATCATTGCATTCTGGAGCAGAGGCAACTCTGCTGCTCGCCGCTGTGTACCCCATTCAGCATCCAGAACAGCCGAATAGTTTGTCCACGCATTATTGTCACGAACGCCCTTGCGCCGAACGAACCAGATGATCTCTTCTACGGGATGATTGGCTTCCAGCGGCAGCAGAATCCTGATCGCGTCATTGCCCCGCTTCCCCACGGCATATTTGAGCGGCTCGTCGAAATAGAATGTCTGGACCTCACGATGCATGATCTCAAACGGGGCGCGCAGCATTCGCTGGCGAAAAGGGCCATTCACGATGGATCCCTGGGTAAGAAGCTGTATGAACCGGAATGGCGGTGGGGCCACGGGCGTCTGGGATGTCCAGGACTTAGTACCCTTGTGAAAGGCAATGGTCGTATTGAGCGGCGTGGCATCACATGTGGTCCTGTAGCCCCGAAGCTGTCGCACACACTCCTCAAAAGGTCTGAGTGTAATATGGATCTTCACGAGACCCTCACGCACGGCAATCATCGGAAGCCCATCCTGGCGCGAACACCGCCCATAGAAAAAGGGGAGAAGACAGTTGATCGTCCCATCCTCTGTAGGGAATAGGCGTGGCTGGGACTGAGCCATCAACTTAGTCGTGGGTATTCTCCCGTAGTGGTCGTAGGCCATTCCATACTGCTGGTTGTAATCCGCAAACAACAGGCTGTATACATTGATGAAATCGCCGTCAATCGT